ACAATGCGATTCTCCCACTCGGGAAGAACGCTCCATTTGTCTTGACCACCAACCCAGATAGTGACGAACACATCGTCCCAAATGATCATTGTCTTAGTAATAAATCCCAACAAAAAAACCCTCTCAATCAACATAGTAATAATACCACACTGAGTGAAAGGGTCAAGCATTTTTTTATTAGACATTAGTCTAACGTCCAGATATTTTTTCCATGTTGTCTAGAACCAACGATAACTGATCCACATTTTCTATATCGTCTGGCAGTGGTAAGGTATCCAAATATCCAATCACTGGAACCTCAGTGCCATCTTCTCTCACCCAAATTATATCTTTGACATACGAGAAGGAACACCCATTCAAAAAGTATAGGAATGCTTCAAGGATCTCATCGAGTGTCTCACCTTCAATCGAATGATCAATCGTTTTGAGTTGCCCATAGTAATCTTTGTACTCTCGACGAAAGGTATACTTATCGGTCATTCACCACTTCCTCAACCATCTCGACCCAAATCAATCCATGAGTCTCCTCAATGACCTCTTTGATCTCTTCAATGGATTTCCCGCTATTCAATAAATCAACGATGTCCTCTTGGACATCAAACACTTTATTACCCATCATGCTCATTGACAAACTCTCCAAGTAGTTTCTTTGCAGTCTTGCGACCTTTACCAGACTTTATTGTACCATACTTATCAAAATGAATCAACCCATCGTCTTCAAGTTTTGCGAGGGTTAAAAGAGTTGCGGTTTCAACACCAGACTTCATTCCTGAGTTATAGGAAAAATATACACAGGCAACGATTGTGCCTAGAAATGTTATTGCCCATTCGATTGGCATTTGCCTCTCCTTTTCTATGGGTGAACTAATATTTAGTTCAACTTGTTCTTAAAGGTATCCATCTTCATACCGACCACGTTCGGTGACTCAATAACTCGCATTGGAGTAGAGTTTGGTATGACAAAGATGAACTTTACGTTGTGATGTTTACGAGCAAACCACTCTAGGTATCTTATCCTATAGTAGTTATCGTCCTGACTAGCATGAGTTTCGGGTCCATAGTTTTCACTGTTCTTGTAAACGTTGTCTGTCGAGATCTCTCCCTTCAACACAAAATCTATTCCAAGCATGTAGAGCATATTGAATCCGCGATCAATCGCAGTCTTCATTGCAACCATACCCGCATTGTTTCGTCTTTGTATAGGACTGTACTCAGCAGGTTCATAGTGTTGATCTTCTGGTGGTACGATTACTATACCATTACCGAATGCTCCTTGAGCATTGCGAATCTCTGTAACCATACCCTGATCAATCGATACAAGATAGTCCCACTTGTCGAAATCTCGATACAAAGCATTGCATCCATAGATGGGTGCCTTGCCTACCATTGTACTGAGGTCTACTTCTTTACGACTTGTACCATTACCTACGATGAATGCGACTTTGCTCATTCAACTCATCCTCTAAATCATCCCAATCTTCATTCCCAATTACATCTTGCAGATGCTTTTTTAGGTTATTACGAGACTCTTTTTTCAAGGGTCTCTTACGAATCAGATCATCTTCCTCTTCCATGTATTCTCTGAATCGCTTAGTCTTGCTTCCCATTATACTGCTCCAGTAAGAGTCAACTTTTCTCTGCTTCCAAACTCATCTTTGAACCATGTATTGAATGCCAAAGATGCCCTTTCCTTATCCTGTGTGTTTACCCCAACCGAGTGATGTAGGTAGTGAGGAAAGATAACAAACTTACCATACTCTGGACGGACGTGACTCAGATTACTGTTTGCCCAGTTATAGTCTATCGTCTGATCAGAAAAGTCCCATAGATCTTTCCACGGATTTGGATCACGGAAAGTCATGGGTGTGTCGTGGTCAGTCAAAAACATCACACAGTTCCAGACACTGTTTCGATGTGTATGTTCCATGTGACGAGTGCCTTTTGCATTTCGATTGACCCACGATTGAGTCACTTGGAAGTCCACGTCGATTCGCATTACCTCATGTAAAAAGTTGTCGAGGTGTGCCTTTGCTTCGTCCAGTAAAGGTTTCAGTTTCGGAATGTGAAGGACACTCTTGTTCTTTGATATCAGATTGCCTCCTTCATTCCTATGCCATCCCCCGTTTTCATCTACTGCACTCATGACCATTTCATAGTCTAGTGTTTTGAGTTTTGTTGAGTAGACTGGGACAGGGAAAATGCCAAACGCTTCGGCAGGGTTAAGATCGTTACCCATAGCAAACTCTTGTCATGTCTAAAACCAATCCCTCGCTAAGTTTGGAAATGCTTCTGCCACCAACTTGCGAGTTACCCCCTTATAAGGTAGTTTGCGATCCTTCATACCAATGAGGACTTTCACATCATCTGGATTCACGCTCTCCAATAACTGAATGAACAACTGCTCACGTCTTATCGGTTTGAGATTACGTTGTGCATCACTATTACCTTCAATAAACAGATAGAACTGCCGTGATGCATTCTGCATCGTTATCTCTGCATCTGCCGCATCAGGCAGAGGTTTATATGGTGGTGTTCCTTCTGGAAGTGTCCACACAACACGAGGATCATAGGTCAGTCCTATAATCTGTTTTAGAAGTGGACTGCTGTTGTCCTGCAGAATTTTAATCTTTTCTGCTTTAGTCTTTGCGTTCTCCACTTGCTTGAAAATGGAATCAAATGTTTTTGCCATTAGAACTCGCCTATACATTCGGTTAATAACTTGAGTCTATTCTTGACAAAGTAGTTGAGTAACCCCTTACGACTAGGTAAGACATACTCATCATATTGTCTGTTGACCTCATCCTTAATATTGTTTGGTACACAGGTCAGATCCACCAACTGTTTGTTGCGGTGATAGTTACGCAACATCTCTGTGCTACAGAAATCTTCTGGATTCTGTTCTACCCAATAATCGAGTTTTTTAGATGCCAGTGGTTTCTGTCGCTCTTTAGCAACGATACAAGAATCGTGTGATAGGAAGTTGGGAATACCATCCCCGCGATCACCTTTCATAATATGCTCTTTGAGGAATCGTTCCGCGTTACTGATGCGAACCCATCGCTTAGTCACTGGACTAAACTGATCCACATTGGCATACTTCTGAAGTTGCCCAAAGTCTTTGTCTCCAGAGAGGATGAGAATCTTCTCTGTGTCATCGTTATTTAGAAACATACCGAACCTGTTGGTGAGTGTACCGATGATATCATCTGCTTCGGCACGAGAGACTTGGATTACCTTGTAGGGAAAGTTCTCTTTGATCTCTCCCTTCACCTTGTTGAGGCACTCAAAGATCAGTCTCCAGTCGAGATCTGACTTCTCACGATCCTCTTTGCGGTGTGCTTTATAATATGGGAAAACATCCTTACGCCAGTAGTTCTTATCATCGGCACAAATCACCAACTCACCATAGTCCTTAAACTTCTGGCGATACAGGCGAATGCTATTCAGCACCATGTGCCGAATCAAGTCTTCTTGTAAGTCTGCTTTACCCCCTTGAATCTGAACCATCAGATTTGCAATCATTACCTGATTGAGGTCTAACAAAATCATTGTATGCGTCTCACATATAATTTATCTACAGTACTATATATTACTCTAGTTCGGAGTGAATGTCAACCCCCCAAATGCCACCGAGGTCTGGGTAGTAAGTCCCATGCGATCTCTTCGGTGTGCCATCGGGATTATATGCCATAACAAGACAAACACTCTGAACTCTGCTCTGTTGATACTCTCCCCAGAACATATCAGTCCACGTGCCGTTACGCAGGTAGGATTCCATCGATTGAATGTATCCACGGATCTGCAACTCTTTTGCTATAGCACCTTTTATGTTAGCACGAACATTTCGACGCTCGACCGCAAGCAACTCTTTCTGTGTCTTGATCCACTTCTTCACGTTCTTCATATTCAATGGATCTTTATCTCCTCGTGCAAGAACGGTTGGATGAATACTCTTGTATTCTGGTGGATTTTCTTTCAGACGTTTCTCACGTGCTTTGGCAAGACGTTCTACTGCCGCTGCTTTTTGCTCTAGAGTCATCTGACGCTTCTTACGATACTTCTTGACTGTTGCCATGTGGCACTCCTCTCATTTAATA